CGCAACCGCGGAGGCTAACCACCTGGGCTTAATTGCCTGCCTGCAGCCCATCTTCCCTTACGGGGGAATTTGGAAACTGAAGACAAAACTGCGTATGTGGGTTGAGAAATCTTCTCATATACGTTGTTGGTTAGATCACACTATTTAATAGATGATATAAACAACATGCATCTGAAATCAGCTTTACAACTGAAGACAGCGCAAGCTTTGTGGCAAAGAGCTGTAAAAAGCTTTTCGCGATTGGAGCGATTGCTCGTGAGAGCAGTCCCTCTAATCGTAGGTGGTCAGTCCCGTAGTTGGGTTAAGGCTGTGTCTCACTTTTCACGGATGGTTATCCGGATTATGAAGCACCAGGGTTCTCGTGGTCTGGCTTTGCACCTTAAAGCTAGTCAACTTATCATTTTAAGATTGATTAGCGGTAAGAAACTTAGTCAGCCGCGGGAAGCTGGGGTTGCCATATCCCTAACTAACTCGGGCGTCCCGAGGTGGATTCCCAAAATTCATCGTCGCGCGATCCGGTTAGGCGATCGCTCTGTGATTCGCTTATACCTGGGTTTCTGTTCCCTTTACAGGGTTCTTAAATTCAAGGGTAAGCTTTCACTCCAAACGATCACTGAGCCTTCATCGGCTAATCCTAAGGCGGAGTCCTCGATTAATGGGTTTTTACCCACATTTATATCTTGGATTTCTGCTCATGAAGTTAAACCTTTGAAAGGAGTTCGTGACCGCGAGGATTCAGAGTATTGGGGAAAACCCAATGGTCTGAGAGGAGCGAGAGTCTTTCCGTCTCTTGCGATGAAACGAATTTGGTCGTTTACCTCTGGTCCCAACTCGACTTACAGTAAGGCACTATCTATAGGGAATCCCTGGATAGATATGATCGCGATAGTATCGCGACCATGGCTCTTGGGTCTTTTAGACCACATGTCGTCGTTCTGCGGGCATCCGCCTCTCAGTGAGCTTCTTCCATGGTATGAATCAGTCGAACAGACTGGACATGCATGGTCGGAGTCTTGCTGGGAGACCCAGAAGAAGGCTGGAATGAATCCCAAATGGGATAAATCCATACCTTTCGCTGGTGGACAGCCACAGTATGACGTGGGAGCTCTTAGTGTGATCGAGGAGCCTGGGAAGAAGAGGATTGTGGCCATGGTGGACATCTGGACCCAATGGATCCTATATCCATTGCATCGTTTCATTTTTGATAAAATCCTTAAAAAGATTCCTCAAGATGGAACGTTCGACCAGCAGAAGCCCATAAAGCTCCTCCTGTCTCGAGCAAAGTCGAAGGGAAGATTAAACTTCTTTTCCTACGACCTCTCTGCTGCAACTGATAGACTTCCAATTGGTCTCCAGGTGTTGGTATTGGCTGCCTTTACGCATCTTGGATACGCATCGACTTGGCGAGAAATTCTCGTCGATAGAAGTTACCGAGCTCCGAAGGAGCATGTAACGACTGTTGGTCGTTCGGCATCGTATGTTAAATACGCGGTCGGGCAACCAATGGGTGCTTACTCAAGTTGGGCAATGTTAGCCATTACACATCATGTCCTAGTTCAGTATGCCGCCTGGAAGGCGGGACACAGATCTTGGTTTACGTGGTACGCAGTATTGGGTGACGATGTTGTCATTGCTGATCGCAATGTCGCCGTCCAATACACGTCCGTCATGAGTGAACTTGGTGTGAAAATCGGTTTTCACAAATCGATCATTAGCAACAATGGATCTCTGGAGTTCGCTAAGCGATTCTACTATAAGGGAGAGGAAGTTCTTCCTCTTTCTTTAGGTGGGATTGCTGTAGGTTGGTTAGGACCGGGTTTTGTCCCGGAAACCATTCTAGCCAGCGAGCTTCGCCATGGGAAGACCATAAGTCTTTACCAGGTGGCGCGCTTCTTGGGGATCGGTTTCAAGGCTGCCTCGGGAGCTGTTTCCAAACAGTTCCTTAGAATGCCAAGACTCCTATCCTCTGCACTCTTGCTCCTCTCACGTCCTGGGCTCCCGTTGGGAGTCCGCACAGCGTTGCACTGGTTCCGAGCGACTTCCATGTCGTCCGGGCCAGGGCCTCGTCTGCGCATGGCATCTGAAGAGAATCTTTTCAATGCTCTATGGACGGAGGCTACTGATTCGGTTCTCGCCCCCGCTTATAAGCGGCTGGACTCGATTATCACCTTCCTGTTGCATCCATACTTGGATAGCAAGAGAAAAGGGATGTCGCATTCAGAAAGGGTGAGAGCGATGGACCAGGGACTGGGAAGTCCCCCTCCATCGTATCAGCAGTGGTTTAAGATGGTGTTATCCTCTACGTTTCGACGTGGAGCGATAGCATCATTTGACCAAGCAGGTGAGGTACTACGCGAGACCAAGAAGGTGTGGACAAGGGAGGAGAGTCTTGCAAAAGCTCTTCCTCGGATTGAGGAGGCTCTTGCGCTCCTCTCATTGATTCCGACGGAGCTTCGGCTTAATCGGCGACCGGACCGTGATGTTACAGTCACGGATAAAGTCGTCGAGAGAGCTCTGCTCCCTAGGGTCATTAAGAGATGGCGTAAGTCAAATCTTCTCATTAGACGTAAGGTCTAGATGGGGGAGTAGCTCGTTGAGCGCCCCCCTCCTGAGAGTTCCCCTGGTCTACCCTATAAAGCACAACCATCTTCGCCCTTGAAAAAGGCGGGGATTCTGGACTGACCACTGTCATCCAAGGGTGAGTTTTCTCATTCCTTGGATAATAAATTGATCACGCGTCTTAAGCGACACGTTGTCCGG